TTAAATCTGTTTCAAAACCTGTCGTTAATACAGACGCTCGCTGCCCGAGTGGGTTACCCGCAGCGGGGTTCCATGTAAATGTTTTACCATTTAAAATAGTTGCAACAAGTACCTGACCAAAGTTTGATAGTGACCATAAACCAGGAGGAGTGTTAACACCGTTTGTAGATGCAGCTTGACCCCAGTTATTAGATCCACCCCAAACTCCTGTACCCCAACCAAAAGTAAATTGTTGTATTTGATTACCAATAGTTTCTAATGGAGTAACAGTTGCAGATCCTCCAGATAAAGTTTGTGATGCATTTGTAGTTTGTTCTACAGTAAATTCAGTATCAGATACTATTGATTTAACTTCATATAATTTATCTTCGAAATCGTCATCGTTAAATCCCACAGTAGTAAAAGATTCAACAGTTGCACCTGAATTTGCAGGTTGAACTGCAGTTCCATTTATTCCTCTAGTTAAACCTATTAAAGAAGTTACAGGGGTCGTTGTAGTTCTATTGACGGCATAATCGGAAACTGTTCCAGGACCATAATTAGCACCCCACATATAAAGTTCATTTCCTAAAGTAGCTGTGCCACCGTTATCTGCATCTGATCTATATATGGCTAAATTACCACCAGTTCCTACAGTGGTAAAAGTAGTAGAACATCTATACCAACCGTTTCCAACGTTTGTTATTGTTGCAGTGTGTTGAGGATCAGTTGTTCCAACAGTTCCGTTTTGAATATCAAAATAAGTTTTATTTACGACACCTGTTCCTGTCATATTAAAATCTTGTAAATAAATATAACTAATGTTCGACCCTGGTTTATATTTTGCAAATACACTAAAAGTGTTAACTCCTAGAGCTAAACCTGAAAGAGAGTTTCTAAAAACAGCTCCAGAAGATGTAGCTGCTAAATCTTGTTGTATTGTTTCTGCTGTAGTAGTTCCATCTGGAGCAACTTCTGTATTTGCAGTTACATTAGTTCTTGCTTTTCCCCACCAGGCATTATCAAACTCTTCTGTGTAAGCAAGATGATTTGTAAAAGTTCCTGTAAAGCTTAGTTGTTCACCTGTGTCTACTATTCTAACTGGATTAGCTGGTAAAAATCCAGCTGTACTTGTTAAAGGAAGACTAGTTTGTTCTGGTATAATATATTGTTGTAATGTGGTCGAAGCTACTGTTGTAGTTGGAAGAGTAACATTATTAAACTCTACAATATCACCAGCAGATAAACCATTAATAGATTGTGTTGTAATTTCTACAACATTAGAACCTGATGTAAAACTAAACGTACTATTTTTAAATTCATCAATTGTTAATGGAAAGCCACTGCTTCTATATGGTGTGATATCGTAAAAGTTATCTTCGTAATAAATTAATAAAAACTTATCAGTTCCAATTGCTAAATATTTATTACCATCATTACCTCTAAATGGATGTAGTCTTCTTGATACAGATGAAATACTTTCTCCACCCTCTGCTTTCCAACCACCTACTTTTTCTGGTAATGAATATCTAAATCTAACGTTGTCACCACCCACATAACGTGCGACCGCTCCAACCTCAGAGTTTTGTTTATCGAAACCTGGTTTGATTTGCCATTTGCTAAGAGGCATTTTTACCTCCTATATATCATCTTTGTAGGTCCATCCTACAGTTGCATTTACATAAACTAGAGTAAAATTTTCATTGTCTGTTGAAACAGTTATATCTCCTGGAGCACCTGCAATGTTTTCAGCTCCGGGAGAAACAGTTAAAGCATTAATGCTATAGCTTTGTCCACCATCAATAAGACTCACCTCTGATCCAATAGAAGGACCTGTTGGTAATGTAATGGTTAAAACACCTCCAGATGTGTCACAAATAATTTGATCTCCATCTACAGCTGTGTAAGAAGTAGTTGTTGACTTATAACCTTTGTTTACCATTCCTTGATTTACATTAGTTCCATCAGAGTAAAGTAAAGCTTTTGCACCGGTTGCTAAAGTAACTCCAGTTCCTGAAAAAGTTTTAACAGTTAAAGTATAGTGTGATGCTGATCTATCTGTTGCATCTTCTACAACAAATACTCTTTCTGATGAGTCAGGCATAGTTACAACTCTATTCCCTGTTAGTGTTCCAGTTAATTTAAAGTATAAATTTTTACCATTTGAAGTAGCACCATCAGTCAATACTAAATTAACGTCAGCTGCACCTACAGCTAAACTTAAATATCCACTCGCTGCTTGCTCCAAGATTTGTAGATTCGTGTTTGTAATATTACCCCATAGACCAGATTTTTCACCGGTAACCATAAGTTCTAGTTTTATATCATTTGAATAACTTGATGCCATATTTTATCCTATTCTCCAGGAGACGGAGAGTTAATAGCGGTTCTAATTGTACCGTCCATATACTCGTCTCTTCTTCTTCTACCTTGTTGTTCTATACCATATGTAGCCATACTTCTAGTATAAGATTGTTCGTATAATTGTAACATATCTGTTGGTCCTTTTAAATAACCATAAGTTTCAGCTAAACATGCATATAATATTAAATCTGGGTAATTTGTAGATACATAAGTCGTAGTCGCGTCGCTAGCTGTAATAGTGTCTGGTTGCTTGACATATGCAACGTGGCACACGTAAGCAGCATCGGGCGTCGGGGCTACAAAAATTTTAGTGGTGTTCCTGTTAGAATAGTATTTTGGAACATTGTTAGGTGCAGCAGATGCTGTACTCGGTGTATTATAATATTCTTCCATAAAAGAAGTATCTCTAAGCTCTAAATTTTTTCTAACAGCTGGTGTTTTAGTTGTATCATTGATGTAAATATATCTTATAAATCTTGTATTAGCCGGCGTATCAACTACCCTGCTACCTGGAGTCAAAGTAATTGTATCATAGAAACGAGCGTCGTCTGTATCAGTTTCTCTAAATATTCTAGCTTCAGCATTTTTCACAATAGTTGTAAGAATAGCATCATTTAATACTGTGCTATCAACTTCTGTGTAACTTCTAATATCTGATTTTAATTCTCCAAAATTCATAATTATGCCTTAAATACTACCGGTCCAGATGAACACTGTAAACCGCCTCCTTCTTTGCTTGTACTAGCTGCTGTCAAATTAGTAAAGTTAAAACTGTTAAAAACTGTAATTGTAGGTGGTTGTCCAGGATTTGGAACTGTACTTGAATTCATAGTAATTTCAAAAGATCCAAATACTTTTGCGCCATTTTCGTGCGTGCCAGCTGTTGTATTACCCGATGTTACACCTCTAAATGGAGCTGTAGTTCCTCTTACGCAACCCGTTAAATCATTACCAACTTTACCGGTATATTGAATTGTTTCGTTTTGAAATAATAATGTTACAGGATTTATTTTTTCAATAAATATAAATCCACTGTTTGGAAAATTACTTGCATCGTTTAAAGTTATTGTTGTAGCAATATCAGTAATTGCACCATTTAAAGTAGATTGTAATTGTATTGCTTGAATCGGTACGTCAGATACACCAGTTTTTAGTTCATCAAAAACCACAAAATCTCCAGTCTTGTAACCACTGTTTGGAAAATTACATGTTATTACATTTGATCCTGCAGTCGAAGAAAAAGGATTTTCAGGGAGTATATCAAAAGTTGGTGGCTCAGTTCTATCAGGTCTAGCATTTTGTAAACCTTGTGGGTCACCACCAATTGGTATTGGATTTAGTTGAGGTTGTTTAGGTTCATATTCTGATATATGAACAAATGCTCCATTCCATTCTCTAACCATTTCATTATAAGGAAACTGCATTCCTGATCGATCAGAGATTGCTAATGCGTGTCTGCCTTTTGATAAATTAGTCATGTATTAAATCTCCGGAAAATAAGTTCTCGGTGTTACAAATAAACTAGAAGAAGATCCATCGTTTTGTAACGCTCTTTGTAGTTCATCTTCATATAACATTTTTAAATTTTGAACCGCAGCTGGTTGAAATTTAAGTGCTAAATAATAAGAAAGTCCTGCTACCATACAAGGTACAAATCTATAAGGTACATCTGCATCATTAGTATAAGCTCCAGCATCTTGAATTCTTGAAGCATAATAATAGTTAATACTATTACCAGCTTCAGTTGCACCTGGAGTTAAGAATAAAGTTATTGTTATTCTGTCAATAAATCTTTGAACAAAAAATTGTGTGGGTGAACCTTGCTGTGATTTATCTGCAAAAGATTGATAGATCGATCTATTTATTTTAGTTAATGGAAAATCTATATTTTGTTGGTTTCTATAAGAAGCTTCTAAAATATCATCAACTCCATAAATAGCGTTAGCGTCTGAAGTACCATCTTCAGGTGATCTATACATAGTATATAAATTCTGACCTTGCACTAAAGTTAAGTTATTGTTTTTTATTTCCCAATAGTGAAGACCTCTATTAGACCATTCTTGAAACATTATGTTTAATGATCTTCGAGCAGAACTTAATTGCTGACCGGTAACACCAGTCATATTTATTCGCTCATACGCTTCGTGAACTATATCATCGATAGAAAAACCTTTTTCAAAGGTCGTTGTTCCCGAAGTAGTATTAGCCATGAGCTTACGCTCCCGTAATAGTTATAGTAACGCTTCCGCTTGCTCCAGTTAAATTATAAACAATTCCTTCTTTAAATAAAATACCAGAACCTGGAATATATACTTCTAAACCTTCTTCACCATAATTATAAGTAGCTATAGCTGCTCCTGGTGCTGCTGCATTTGCAGAATTGTAAAAAACTATTGTAGAGTTTGCTATTCCTTTTCCTTGAATAGAAGTAATTCTAGCTCTACCTGTTTTACCTAACGTATCTGCTCCGACTGTATCGAAGGTTAAGGTTGTTTGATCTGATGTTGCGCTTCCTGACATATGTTCTCCTATTCTCTTGGCGGTTGTGTTTTGTATGGATGTAATCCAGGTAGTTGACTTTGTAACCCATATTTATATGCTAAGTAACCTTCACATTTTTCAATATATGTTTCAGAATCTGTATAACCATTATCTTCAAAACATGCCATAACAAACTCAGCCATTTGACCAGCTAATTGTCTATTACCAATAGGTTGAGACATAAGTTTTAACGCTATTCTTCTTCCTAATTGATTGTTATAACCTGAGCTAGTACCAACCTCAGTTCCATCTATTCTAGCTCTTACAGTTGAACCCGGAAAATCAAGATCAATCGTAAGTATATGCGGCCCTGAAAAAGGTCCTCCTGAAAAAGTAAAGCCACCTCCTAAACCACTTTGAGCATATTTTCCAAGATACTCAGTAGTGCTATCAGCTTCTATTTTAAAATTATTGCCAGAAGCGTCTTCTACACCAAATATAGAATCAGCACTTTGATTTACTTCTCCTATGTCAACACAAGTAACAACAGTAAGATTACCATTACTTGGTTTTGCAATATTATCTTGAGATGCTGCTAGCCTTTGAGGATTTGTAAATTGTAAAGCAGGCACACCATTTATACTACCACCAGTAGTTGGAGTATCGGCTCCACCATCTGATTGCATAGAAAATTTAGTATTATTAACTAAATTATTCCAAGTCGTAACACTGCTTCCAGCTGTTATTAAGGAAGAGATAACGTCTGCTCTAAACCAAGCTTCTAAAGGATCAACTTCTGCTCCAAACACTTCTTTTGTATCCGGTAACCAAAGGTTTTGTCCTACGTTTCTTATTCCGAATTGTATTTTTTTCTCTATCATAATTTTACTCTCCTTAATTTATTAGTTAATTATTGTTTAAGATTATTGATAATCTTTACCAATGTTTGCTAATAAACTAGTTCCATCATTATAGACAGTTACAACATCAATGTCGCCTGCTGGTAATGAAAGACCTGGAAATCCACCTGGGAAAATACAACTAGTAAACGCACCTGTACGTCCACCTGTTCCATCTTGAGTTATTGTGATAACTAAATTTCCACCTGTTGGAAAGTTAGTAATATTGAAAGTTGCGTTGT